ATCTATGCAGCTATTCAAGCAGTAAATCATTTCACAGGTTCAAGTATAAGTGCAGTTGGTGCAATAGTAGGTGCATTTTATTGGTTAGGAGCTGTTGTGTACAATACATTTGCTGGAATAGCATATGTAGCTGATGTCTGTATTGTATTCTTTCAAAATGTTTTTAATAAGGGTATATACTACGTGCAACTGTTATTTTATAATTTCAGTAATTCTGTTATTGATAAATTAAATAGTTTAATATCCGGGTATGATAAATGTGCTACAGCATTAGGAAATGCTTTTGTATCTGGTGCAAACATTGCAATAAGGGCAGTTAACGGATTAATAAACCTTTTAAATAAAATTCCCGGTATCAACATAGGAACAGTTGGAGAGCTAAACAAGATGAGTTCGGTTGTTGGTTCGGGAAAAATTAGTAATCCAATAAAAGCCCCAACAATGCCTAATAAAGTAGTTGCTGAGACACCAGAATTTATGAATTTGGGGGACGCATACAAAAAAGGCTATGGTATGGGTTCGAAATGGGAACAAAGCATTAAAGATAAATTTGACATAAATAAAATGGGCGAAGAAGCAAGAGATAAATTGGGTTTAGGTGATATATTTGATCCTAAATATAATGCTATGAATGGATTAGGTGGAGGCGCCGCTGATCCTAACAACCCACTTAATGCAGGCAATAAACCTCAAAGAGATACAGCGGCGAATACAGCAAAGATGGCTAAATCTATGGTAGCTAGTGAGGAAGATTTAAAATATCTTAGGGATGTTGCTGAACAAGAAGCAATTACTAAAATGACATCTGTTGAACTTAAAATTGAGATGACTAACCATAATAGTATTAATTCGGAGCTTGATTTAGATGGTATAGTTGATCATCTAGGAACAGTAGTTGAGGAACGTATGGCAGTTGCAGCAGAAGGATTACATTTATAGGAGGGAGATAATATGTCATATGATT